GTCTATCTACTACATCGCCAATAGATTTTACGTTATTTTGTGGGGTAAGCCTTGCTTGAGAAGCTCGTTCTTTTTGTTGTTTTAGTTGTCGTTCTCTTAATTCCCTTGCCGTTAAGTGTATTAGTCTGTTTTCTAGCATTTCTTTAATTTTTTTCTAAATATTGTTTTCAATTTATTTTTGTCTCTATCTTCCCATAGTCCGATTATTGATCCTTTGTTTCCTTCTTCTGTGTCTTCTGTTCTTATTTCATAATGTGATCCTGTTATTGGGTTATATAGTTTATTATTCATGATTAATTAAAAGCTAAGTTTTGTTCTACTAAAGATTTTCCAGTTCCTGCATTTCCACCGTCTCCGCCAACTCCATCGAATCCAGTTCCACCAGTTCCTCCAGTTCCTCCAGCAACATTAAGTGTTGCTGAACCTGTTAATATTCCATTGTATAAAATAAGAATTGTACCACCTGTGCCAGCTCCACCTCCGCCACCTGCACCTGTGTTAACTGTTCCATCTCCTCCGTCCTCTCCGTCCTCTCCATTACAATCTATCGTTGCACTTGTTATGTCAATATTACCTGCAACTGTTAAAAATATAGAACCTCCTCCTATCCCTCCATCACCACCTTTTCCGCTAATACCTGTAAAAACATCTCCTCCTCCACTTGCACCACCTGCACCACCCTGTCCAAGTGATATTTTTGTAAAATTTGTGTCTTGTATGTAATCAATATCGAATGAATCAAAAAAATTATTAGCAACAATCTCATCTGCCGTTCCTCCTAATGCTCCACTTGCTCCATTTGTACCATCTGTCCCTTTTGATATATATGTTGCACCGCTACCACCTCCGCCTGAGTCATTTGATGTACCTTTAGTTCCTCCATTCCCATCTGGCTGTAACATTTTTGGTAATGCTGAATCGCCATCATTACCACTTACAGAAGCACTATGTATAGAAGCTCCTCCCGAAGCTCCAGCATTACCTTTTTCGTCTAAATCTATTGTTCCTTCTATCGTACAATTACCTAAACATTTTATCCTAAGAACTTTTCCGATAAGTGCTCCTCCTGTTGTTAGTGTTGCACCGCTTGATATATTTATAGATGAATAATTGTATATTTTATCTACTGTCAATGTGGTAGTTCCTGACGTTACATTTAATGCACCATCTGAACCATCTCCGCCAATGAATGAGCTTATATTTGCGTTATCAAGTACTAATCCGTTTGAATTTCTTAGTATTCCTCCGCCCAATACTCCGTCCGTTGGTGTTCCTACTGCTGTTTCACAATCCATAAATGTAGTTGCTCCAACTCCTGATATATCTGTGCCTGTTCCTTCTGCTGATGTTACGCTAACTGCTGAGTAAGCTCCTGTTGTAATTGAGCTTATTAAAAAATGGTCTGTACTCCATGCTACTGTTTCTGTTGAGCTTGTTGCTGTTCTGATTGCAGTTTGTATTTTTGTGGCTACGTCTGCCATTGTTGTTACTCCACTGCTAAAATCTATTGAGGTTAAGTCATATTTTACGTTGTCAATAGATATTGTGAATGTTCCGTCTGATACTGCTGTCCATGTTGCTACAACTGCCGTTGCACTCGTTCCTCCTGTTAATATTCCACTTGTTGGATCAAGTACTTTTGCTTGTAATTTTGCTGTATCAATCTCTAATCCTGAATCTGTGGCTAGGTCTGTAGATACTACACCTGCTGTAACATCAATGCCATCTCCTGCCGTTATTGATCCAGTTCCACCTCCTACATCTGTTGTTGAAACTCCATCGTTTGAGAATACCCATTTGTTCTCACTTGCATCATATTGTAAAAATGGTTTATTTGTGTCTGCGTTTTGAGCATAAAAAGCAATATCTGAATCTGTCAAATCCCCTACCCTAAAATTATTTGCTCCACTTGCTATATTTCCTTGTATAGCATCGTCTGTCATTTGTTGCTGTTGGTGGCTGTGTACTATTTCTATTACTGAGTCTTGTGGTATTACTTTTGCTCTTGTTGCTGCTCCGTCTGTGTAGTCTTTTCCTGATGGTGTTATTCCTCTTACTACTGTTAGTGTTTTTCCGTCTGTTGAGATTGCTGTTACTTCTATTAGTTCTACGTAGTTTTTGTATGTTCCACTTGCATATTTTATGCCTATCATTAATGGTACTGCTAGTTTTGTTGAGCTATCATCAACTAAGCCCGGACTTGTTGTTGTTATTGTTGTGCCTGTTGCACTTACTTGTGTTGCTACTCTTACAACTGGGTCGTCTGTGTCTCCTAGTTTTGCCGAGGTTAGCACTGTGTATTTTGTTGGGTCTGTCATGATGGTTTTGATGTTGAGAAGTTATTAAATTTCGTTTCTCTTTTTGAGAGTATGCTTGTTGATATAAAATGATATTCGTGTGGTGATTCGTAAGATGAGGTTAGTTCTAGCTGATATTTCAAAAAATTTGCTAGTGGTCTTCTTCCTTTGTGAAAATAATCTTCTGTTACTACTCCTTCTACTGATTGATACCCTTTGCCAAATGAGGTTTTGTCAAATCCAAACTGATCTGAGTTTTGGTCGTTTCCACTTATCCAAAATACTTTTGCATCTTCTATCCCTCTATTTCTTGTGTCCCATTTGTGCATTCCTACTTTTATTTCTGTACTTGGTGAGAATATTCCTTCTATCCATATATCTTGCATATCTTTTGTTGCATTTGGGTTGTTTCCTGAATCTTGTCTAGTCAATATTCTTCCGTTTATTGGTAAATCTTCGTCATTGTATCCGTCAAATAGTTTATAAATTTTTCCTTCTATACTGCTTATTCCGTATAATTCGTTTTTATTTCCTAGTGCTATTCTTGTCATTCTTTTTAAACTCCACCCTGTAAACTCTACCCATACTTTTAGTTTTATGTCATATACAAGTACAAAGTTATTTGTTGATGATCCTGATTTTTTGCATGTTATGTATATTCTGTCTTTTCCGTCCCATTGTATTTGTGAATCTGTAAAGTCTAAGTTTTCAATTTTGTTTTCTCCTAGTATGTTTGATATTTCTATTGAAATGTTATCTGATGAATTCAATGTAAATACATGTACACCGTTTTCATTTGCAAAGAATACTCCTTTAGGTGTTGAGACTGACGAGAATCCTCCATTGTTTAGACTTTGCTGTTGTACTACTACTGTTTGTGCTAATCCTATTAAGTCAACTGATATTGCTTCTAGTCCAAATACAAATGTTGCATCATCATAGAATGCAAACATCATGCTCTGGTGTGAGGTAAGTGAGTTTAATTTACCACCTGCTGAATATAGTGATACTCCTGAGTCTGTTGGTGCTGGTGTTGCTGAACTTGTCCAATCTGTAAACGGCAGTACTGTTGGGTCTGTTATTGCGTCCGCCCACTTAATTTTATAATCAACTATATCTCCGTTACTGTCTGTTAGGTTTCCTGCGAATAAGAATGTGCCTATGTAGCTAATATATATTTCTAATTCTTTTGCTGTGGGGGCTGATGTTAGTTCGTACCAATCATAAGCTACTCCGTCTACGTCTGCTGTTGCTCCTGATGAGTCGCCTTCTATTTCTTCATCATTTTCAAATGTTCCTGTTATTGATATTAATAGCAAAACTCCTGTTGCTATTGCTTTTATTTGTCCTGTTGCTCCTGATGAATTGCCTGTTACTGTTTCCCCTGCTGTGAATGTGCTAACTGCTAAATTGTCATAATTTATAAATTTACCTCCATTATAAAAATATCCTATGTTATCTATTCCGTCACTTGCTATGTAGTAATTTCCTGATCTTACGCCTACTACGTCATCTCTATTTGTTGTGAATGTATTAATTACTGCACTTGTGTCTGTGCTTATTGTATATGTTGCTATTTTTGAATTTGTTGCATCATAGTAGGCATATACAAGTACATCGCTTGAGAGTGTGTCTATCCATGATGGGGTTACGCTCGCTACTTCTTCTGTTAATGTTAGCCCTTGTCTTGTTACTAGCCTGCCGTCTCCTGTTACGAAATAATTCTGTATGTTTACTGCTTCGCTTGGTTTTAGCCTTGTTGCTAAGTCTCTTTGATTTTGTCCTCCTATTGCTCCGTAGTTTATATTCGTTTTTTGATTTCTTTTTACAGGTTGTTGTATATTAAATCTCATTTTATTTATGAAGTGAGTATGCGTTGTATTGTCTTAGGATTGTTGGGGTTACGTTGTATTCTGATAGCATCGCATTCATCCCCATTTCTACAAATTGTTGTGCTATATTTGGGTCTCTGCTTTCTTCTCTTGTTTCGTACAGCCATGAGAACCAATCTGTATATAGTTTTTTATATCTATCTGGTAGCAGTAGGGATTCTGTTGCTACTGTGTATAAATCTTTTGTTGGTATGTAATATAATGTTAGAGTTGCTGTCTCTGCTGGTATCGGTGTTATGTATAAGTATGTTTTGTCTGTGTAATATCCTTTTGTTTGTGATCGTTCTTGTGTAATTGGGTATTCTGTACTTATTGTTCCGTCATTGTTTAAGTCAAATAGTCCTGTTACTTGTGGGAAATTTAGGTTTGAGAAATCTGAGGGTACGTCATATCTTGCTAGTACTCTCGTGTTTATTGTGCAGTCTGATCCTGTGCCACCTGTTGTGTCGTGTTCCCCTGCTATGTAGCCTGTTCCTTCGGTTGTGATTGTTACAGCTGTTACTATTCCTGCTGTGGCTGTTATTGTGAGTGTGCAGTCTGTTGTCCCGTCTGATACTGTTAATACATCGCCTGTTGTGTAGCTTGTTCCTCCTTCTTCTATTTCTGCGTACATTACTGTTCCGCCTGCTAATATGCTATATGTTTGATTGCTTACAAATTCTGAGGGAATTATTGCTCTTACGCTTTCGTATATTGTTTGGTCTATTTCGTTTAAATATAGGTACAAGATATTGTCCGCTGGTATCACCGCGTCTTCAACGTCCTGCCATAGTTCTTTTAATTCTGATATTAGCATTTATGCACATGTTAATTCTTTTATTCTTGCTTGTGATATTTTTATTTTGTTTTCTTCTACAAATATTTCTGCCTCTTTCCATGGAATATATTTGTTTTCTATTATTGCAAATGGTTCTGGTTGTCCAGTTTTTTTATTCGTTACGAATACTGGCACTATTTTTGTTATTGCTTTTTTCTCAATATAAAAACCACTATTGATTAATTTAGCTTCTTCTATTCTTTCTTTTTCTGTCATTTCGTCCCATGCTTTTTTCTTTTCTGTTGCTTGTATAGCTAAATTATTTGCTCCTTCTGCTATTTTTTTATTTAGTTCTGTTTCGTCCCATGCTCCGAATGGTTTTTTACCGAATAGTTTTATGTATTCCTCTGTTAGTTGTTTTTTGTCCATAGTTTTAAAAACTTATTTAGAGGAGCGTATACGCCCCCCTTTTAAATCTTTAAAGTAAAAATTTGTTTTAGGTTGCTTGAATCCCAATTGTAGCTGTTGCTACTTTTGTGTTAAGTCCACTAATTACATTTGTTGCTGTTGCTAGTTTTGTACATTCAAATGCGGCTGTATCTCCAGTAAGAAGAATTTGCCCAACTGTTAAGTTGGCTACATCAATTGCTACTGCTGGTACATTTCCTAGTACATTTGCTACAAACTGACAATCGTGTAGTTCCATAAATCTCTCAATATCTGTTGCTGCTCCTTTAATCATTGCTGTTGTTGTTCCTCCTGCATTCTTCCAGAAACGGCAATTATCAAAGTAAGCATCTCTTGTTACTTTACCTGCTGCTACAGTTGCTTTTGTCAAAAGTATGGCTGGTCTGATTTTGTCACCTGTTACTCCTAATGCTAGTGATCCAAATGTACAATTAAAAAATTGTGGTGAGTCAATATTACATACCATATCTGCGTGTGTATCTGATGCTTGTTTCCCGCTTGCGTAGAATTCACACATATTAAATTTTGTATATTCTCCTCCTCCTCCAAATGTTGCAACGTGTTCAGTAAGAGTATTAGAACTCATGAACTTTATGTTATTCCATGATGTTCTTGTTCCTGTGTCTTTTATTCCAAACACGTCTGTTACTGCTGTTGTTACTCCCATTGAGATTTTTGCATTTTGTCCGTACAATCTTCCGCTTGATCCATCAAGCCCTATAAAATGTACTCTGCTTTTTGATACATCTAGCATTGATGTTAATACATGCTCTGCATTACCCATCAACACAATTATATCGTCCTTATTTGTCCTAGCAAGAGAATAAGCCTGTGCTACAGTCTTTACTGGCTCGCTCATACTCTCACCGTTGTTGCCGTCACTTCCTAAGGTATAATCTACAAAGATATACTTTCCTGAAGTGGTTGGTAGCCCTCCGCCTGAACTGACAGTTCGCACACCATCGACATATAAGTCGTTTAAGTTAGTTGTCATTGTTTTTTAGTTAAGTTTTTTAAAATTAGCCTGTGTAACTAGCTCCTGCTCCTAATGAAGCCCATAATGCTCTCCAAGTGTCATTTCCTACTTGGTAACGCATGTAGTAATCAGTTGTAATATTCTTGTTTGAGTCTGTCCTGTACACGCTTGTTGTTATTGGGTTTCTGTCAAAGAAAATCAACGGTGACTTTGCTGTATCTACTAAGAACCATTGTGTGTCACTACCTCCGTTTGCTGCATTAATCCATTTAGTACTCATCACAGTCATTATTCCATCACGATAGATATTTAAGTCATTATTTGCTGTGTTTGACTTTAAATTTGAATTTGTAATCTCTAATGCTTTTTTCTCAAGTTCCACTGGCACAACTAATGTCAATCCGCTTGATCCAATATTCATAGGTAATCCTTTGTCATCTAACTGATTTCTTAGTGCTGACCTTGCTGTTTCTAGGTTTACTTCTGTTAGTGGCAATCCTGATGCTGACGCGTTTGAATATGTACTTGTAGATGTTGTGCTTCCTTTCAATGGATGTGCTATTGACGCAAGAGGCTTTCCGTCTCCGTAGTATGTTAATATTCTTGGAAGACTTGTTTGTGCTGTAAACGCGTAATTAAATACGCTAAAAGCATCTCTGTCTTTTGTCATTTTTGCACTTACCATTAAGTCTTTTAGCTCACTTAACTTTCTATCTACGATTCTATCAAGTTGGTCTTGCAAAGTTATAGTTATTCCTTTTGTTATTGTTTGGAAATTAAACTCTGTTTTGTATCCTACTATCCTTGAATCTGATGCAAAATCTTCGCCTTCTGGTGTAATAGTACCATATCCAACACCTGTTTTTGATGTGATTAGTTCTCGTGCGTTATTTGATTTCTCGCTTTTAAACAACCTGAAAAAGTTGTTATTCTCAACCCCTAAGGCTGAATCTATTGCTAGTGAATAAGCCTGATCTGCTTGGTTTTTTAACTTATACACTTTTGCTGTTAACCCTTTTATGACCTCTGGCCCAAGGGTTGATCTGTTTTCAATTTCTGACATAGTTTTTTAGGTAATAGTTTGTAAAATTTATTCTTGAACTCCGTATTCTTCACTCATTGCTAAAGAAACGATTAATCTTGTTGAATCGTCTGGGTCTGCCCCGAAAGAGTAAAAATTTGCTGGTGTTCCGATTGTTCTTGTTGCTGTACTCTCAAGCAATCTTCCGTAATCTGTGTTTGATGAATCAATGTCGATTCTGCATCCTCCTAGAGTTGAGCTTACTGTTGTTCCTAGTGTTCCACTTACTTCTGCGGAATACTTTGATGTTGTTGCTGTATCAATAAGAGCCCAATACAACTCTGTAGTTGTGTTGTCTGATTCTGTCGTGATACTTGTTGTAGCCGATGGATTTTCTGACCCTGCTATGTTTGACCCTGTCAAAATAGGCAATTGGTCTATTGTACAAATAGCATGAACAATACCTTTTAGTGGTGTTGCTGCTGCTCCATTTGTTGCATACCCATTTGTATAAAACTCTAGTGCATCTCCAACATCTACTGTTATTGAGTTGTAGAGTAATACTAGCTCTAGGTTTCTTGACCCTGAGTTGTTTCTTTGTCCTACGTAATTTAACGCCATGTTATTTTTTGGTAAAATTTATAAAATACCATGGTCTTTTGCTTCTTTAAACTCTTCTGGTGTAATAGGTTCTACTCCGATTGATTCTAGCACTCTGTTGTGTCCAATAAGTTCTTTTCTGCTAAATGAACTTTTTTCTGGTGTTCCTGATGTTGGCATTATGAATCCTGCTCGTGCTTCCCCTCTTTCTTCTGCATCAATAATCGATTGCTTTGGTGCAATTTTAAAGAGTGCGTATTCTGTCGCTTTTGATAATGACATGTTATTTTCTTTCATGTAGTTAGTTCGTTTTTCTTTGAACTCTTGTCCATGAGATTTTACAAAGTCATTTTCAGTTAGTTGATTTAATTCAGCAAATTCTCGAATTAAATCTGACGACTGTTTTTTCTCTTCTTGCACTGTCTTAGATGACTGAACTTCTTTAAGTTCATTTATTTGAGATAAAAATTTTTCCTCTAACCTTTTTTCCATCTCTGAGAGTTTGTCTTCCCCTGTTATGTTCTTGCTTTTCTGAACAGAGTCATTTTTTGCCCATTGAGGAATATCTTCCTCATCAATTTCTCCCATCGCTAGTTTTTCAGAATAGTTCTTGATAATAGATTCTCTATTACTCAAGCCTTCCTCTGTTTTTGGTAGATTGATTTCTTCATCTTCATTCTCAAGCAAATCTTCTATTTGCTCTTGTGGTTCACTTTCTGTGTCCTTCTCGATTGATGGTTCACTTAGGGTGTCCGTGTCATCTTGAAGTTCACTTAGGGTGTCCTTGTTAGGTTCACTTAGGGTGTCTTCTGTCATAGTTTTGTTTAAAAAATTAAAGAACATGTAGGCAATTTATGCCTTATTTACGCAAAAAGCCTTCACGCCTTTTGCGTATATAATACACAAATTTTGTGAAGGTTTTTTTGTTGAACTATGATTTTAATTTTCTATTTATATTCTAACATAATCTTATTTGCCGTGCAAAGTTTTTCTTTTTTTCTCTTTATCCTCTTTTGTTTTTTCTTCTTCTGCTCTTCTCCTTATTTCTTCTGTGTACATGTTTTCTTCTGTTTCACAATCTTGTAAGAATCCTATAAAATTTGCTGATGTTCCTTTATATTTATATTGCAGTACAAAATTTAGATAAATTAAGTCTTCTTTGTTCTCTTTGTAGAACTTTGCAAATATTTGTACTCTATTTTTGTATCCTAGTATCTTTTCACACTCATGTTTATTTTTGAGCCCTTCTGAATATCTTCTTATATATTCTAGTGGTGTTTTCTTAAAATAGCCTTTTATTTTGTTTATTATGTTCATAGTTGAGATTCTGATATGGGTTGTGGTTCTTGTGGTTTCTGTTGATCAACTGGTGCTTGTGGTATTTGTAGATCTGATATATCAAAATGGTATCCGTATTCTCCTAATAATTTTTGTTGTACTTTTGCTGCTGCTGGTGTTCCGATTGATGCTCCTAGTGCTGCGTTCCCTTTTGCAAGTGTAACTGCTATATTTGGTATTGCTCCTGTTAGTACATTCATCTTCACTTTTACTTCGTTGTTTTCTAGTTCTCTTTTATAATCTCCTAATGTGCTAAAGTTTCTCAATATTGCTTCTTGTGCTGGTGTTTGTGCTTGTATTTCTGATATGTTTATTGGTGTTTTATCGTTCTTTTTTATAAATTTCTTTGATAAATCTATTGTTGTTTCTATTAAAAATTTATATTCTGGTGCGTTCCTTGAGCTTATTGTTCTTGATAATGTGTTTGCTTCTGCGTCTTCACTTATAATTGCTGTTGCTGTTTTTGATGGTGGCGTTTCTACTGCATCGATGCTTACTCCAAATCTTCTTATATCTTCGTCTAATATTTCTTTTACTATGTCCTTTGCTTTTGAGGATGCTCCTGTTGTTAGGCTTTGTACTGGGGCTAGGCTATGCTCTTTACTTGCATCCATTTCGTCAATTACAACAGTCTTAAATCCTTGTTTTCTATCTGCTTGTGCTTGGTATATTAAACCTTGTACTTTTGCACTCTGCCCTGATTGCACTTGCATGTACGGTATAGGGTTTATCTCGTCTATTGTTCCTGCTATTTGCTCATTCTTTATTATTTTGTCTGTTCTGTTTAATTGTGCTGCATAGTGACCTACTCCGTAATTGTGTACACTCCTCTTGTCTTTTGCTACTCCTTTTATGTGTATTAGTGGTATGTAAAGTTTTCCGTCTCTTTTGTATGGAAACTTAGCATCTTTTAATGATTGTATTATTGTTGCTTTTCCTCCTACTAATATAATTTTTTCTTCTGCTTCTAGGTCTATATATACGCTTACTTGTCCTTCTCTATTGTCGTCTGTGTCTATTGTTTTCGTTTCCCATGCTTGACTTTCTCCTAGGTATTCTAATTCTGGTAGCATTCCCCATTGTGCTTTTTCTGCTGTTTTAGTATTAGATACTTGTTTTGCTAATTTTGCTCTGTATTCATCGTAATTTTGTCTATATACGATTGCTACTCTTTGTACATTCCTGCCGTCTGATGCTCCTCTTATCTCTTTGTCTCCTTCCATAAACATGACACATTCTGTATCAATTAAATCATATCTTATAGGAAAGTCTCCTTCTTTATCGGATGCAATCATTATAAATGCGTCTCCTGTTTGTATTGCTCGCCAAAAAGCCGAGTCGTCTGATTGCTTCATTACTCTTGATATCCCTGCTTTTTCCATCACTGTCTGAGTTCCTGCTTTTATTAGTGAATCTTTAAAGGCTTTTTCTTGTCTTATTCTCGTTTGATATTCTTCTTGTGCTTGTTCTGGTGTTTTAAGTTCTCCTGTTAATTCGTCTGTTTCTTCTATTATCTTGTTTGTCTCTTTTATCATTCTCTCTTTCTCTTTGTCTGAGTTTCTGTTTTTTGGGTATATTTTTAAATCAAATTCTGGAAACTTTATACGTTCAAACACCTTTTTCTCCATATTAAAAGCTAATTTACTTTCCATGAACTGATTTCCTTCTGGTGCATCTGTTGAGAACGCATTATCGTCATTTTCGTATATTGTCTCTATTGAATCTCTCCTTTGCTCTATTATGTTTCTACCTTGCTGAAAACACTGTAAGGCTCTTAGTACAATCTTATAGTCTGAATTACCGTCTACTGTTTCTTTCGGTAATTCGTATAGCCAAGGTGTTGTTTCTGATACTCCCATATAGTTATTATATTTTATTGCTTAAATTGTGTCAATTTTTATGATGTTTTTCATACTCATCTCCTCCATACCTTCTGCTATAGTCATTGTTAATGCCTAGCTCTTCTTCGCTCTTTTTCATTGCAAAGAACTCACCAATGGTCATTTCTCCTGCTCTATTACTTATAGATATTATCAAATTATAGATATAGTCTCCTGCTATTGTGTAAACTTTTTCTAATACTCTTGAATAATATTTGATTCTACGCTTAACCTCATTCTCATCAACTCCGTCTTTTTCATCTATTACTAAGTAATGCGTACACTTAAACCTATTCTTAGATACTTTTATGCTGTCGTCTTTTAGCAATCTACCTATGTATATTATGTTTTTATTCATTTGTTTATCCAAAAACTTCTTTAGTTATTTTGTCGGTTTCCTTTTCCCAATAGTTTTTCGTATTGTCGTGGAGCTTGTCGTCTGATGCGTAACCTCCTCCTTTTAAAATAAATGCTGATACTGACGGCACTTTCTTTGCTGTTTTTTTGCATTCGCAAATAGCTTTATTCACTCCCATTGAGCATACTTGTGAGAATTTATTGCCGCATTTACATTGAAATTCATAGTTGGGCATTACCATTTAAGTGAGTTTTCTTTTAATCTTAGGAGTTCTTGTTGGCTTATCTCTGGTGGATTGAGTTCTTTTTGGCTTACTGATAAATATCTAAATGCTGCTGCTGCATGTGAATGTTGGTCGTGTTGTTCTCCTGTATATCGACCTAAAGATTCATTCCATTTCTTTTGATAATTCTGCAAATGAGCAAATCCTATGTTGGTTGTACTTTTTTTGAACCAACATTTACCTAGCGTTGCTCTTGCTGAATCAATACCGTCCTCGAAACTAAGTTTTGGCACAATTTCAAAATTAATGCCCATTTCTTTTGCTCTCTTCCATCTTGATTGACCATCGCTTAATTCTCTTACTTTGATGTCGTGTGGGGCATAATGTTTTCCATATTCGTATGGTTTTTTCTTTAATTCTTGTATGTAGTAGCCAATTCCTTCGCCTGATCCTTCCAGGTAATCTATTAGCCTTATCTCTTTTCCGAATATCTGAGCAAACCATATACTCATATAGTCATCTATTCCTAAGTCCCAATATGTATTTACTAATATTCCTTGTTCTACGTCAAATTCACATACTCTCTTTTCTTTTTTAATCTTCATTATCTGTACTCCAAAATATCTGCCTTCCGTATTTGATTCAAACGATTCTTTTGACGTGCTTGGGTATTCTTTTTTTATGTCGTCTGATAATAGTTCTTTCTTTTTGACATACCAAAACTTTTTTTGTTCTGTTAGTTCTATTGATTCAGATTGTAGTTTTGAGAAGTATTTTTTTGATTCGGTGCTAAAAATAAATGATTGTGGCTTATCTAGTTCATATTCTTTTTGTTTGTACCATGGAAAAAAGCTAAGTTTAAAGTCTAGTTTTGACATTTCTGTTCCTTCTAGGCTTAGGCTCTCTGCTTTTTGCACAAAATCATAAAAATCTCCTTCTTCTCCTTCTGATGTTGATTCTATGAATATCATTTGTCCTGCTTGCACTGTGTTTAACGCTCCTGTTCTTATCTCTCTTGCTTTTTCTGGATATTTTTTACAAATCTTAGCGTGCTCTGAAATATGGAGATATTGCAGTGTTCCTGATCTGAATGATGTTCCTACTTGTATATTTGATCCATTGCTAAACCATATTCCTGCATCATCTGCTGAAAATGAGTATCTTTCTATTTTTAATTCGTCTTTTATGATTTTGGGTAATTTATCGTAAGCAAATTTTATTTTATCTCTTAGGAAAGCCTTCGCATTGGATAATGAGTCACATATTATTCCTGCTGACTTATTTGAATTGAATAAACAAATGTCTAAAAAGAATAAACATATAAACGTACTCATTCCTAGCTGTCGGGCTTTTAATATTATATTCAAATACCAGAGATTATCTATTAGTTCTTTTTGAGCCCAATTCATTTTAAATTGTATCTCTGCTCCTTGCTTATCAATTATCCGGTATAAATTGTTGAGTCTCCATTTTTTGTCTGATAGCAATTTTTTTAGCTCGGCTTTTTCTTTTGTGGTTTCTTTCAAGAGAATATTTTCAATAATGGTATAATCTCATCATTATGAATTACATTGCCTTTTTCATAACATATATTTTTTATTTCTTTTAATGAAAATTTCTCACTTTCATGAGAGCCAAGTCTCTCAGACCATAAATACGTACTCATGTCGTCTTGCCAAACTATAAGTTTTTGGCCTTCTTCGTGACCTATAAAATCAACGTTGTAATCCGCTGAGCCAATTCTTCTTGTCCCCATGTTATTTTTGGTTTAAATTTATGTCAAGCAATGTTTTGATCCTACGCTTTGGTAAAATCGTGTTTTTCAATTTTAGTAAACCACCTAAATCTTGAAGTGATTTGTGTTATAATCTATATTTTTATTATTCATTTGTTTTATTAATAATCTGTCTAATTCATATTTTGTTTTGAAGTTTACATTTTTAAAATGTAACAAATCTAAATAAACATCACATCTCATAATACTCATTATTAGTAAACAGAATATCCTTAATTTAATAAGCTGATACTGATTGCCTATTACCATGTTGCTTATTGTTATTTTTGGTTGTTTTTTCATTCTGTTTTTATGTCAAGCAATGTTTTGATCCTACGCTTTGGTAAAATCGTGTTTTTCAATTTTAGTAAAACCCCTAAATCTTGAAATGATTTGTGTTATAATCTATATTTTATCGAGGTCTTAGCGTTCGTTCTAAGAGATTTTTATTAAAATTAGGTATTATAGTTCATCATGATTCTATTGTTGCTTATAATCGCTTTTTCTAAAATGAGCCCTATTCTAAGCTATCACATTCAATAGGTAGAGGCTCTTGCTCTTCTATCATTCCTATTGATGATGTGTCGCCGTCTATATCTTGCAATATTGATGTTAATACTGATAGCTCTTTATCTTTGCTTGTGTGGTCTATGTGGTTTGTCTGTTTCCAGCTCTTGCTGTAGTTGTTGCATAGGTTGAATATTGCGCCTGCTGTATTCTTTCCAGTAAATAGGTATTCTTCCGCATACTGCTCACATATTTGCTTTGCTTTTTTATACGTGCCGAAATGGGTGTCTCTCTTGCCATAGTTGGCAAATGTGTCTCTATCTATTTCTAAGTAAACGCAGATCCCTGTTATTAGTGGTGGTTTTAGCCATTCTTTATACCAGTTTTCTTTTTTATTTGGGTCTGGTTCTTTTTCTTCTTTTAGTTGCATTTTGCTTATACTTTCGAAGTATTCATCTACTCCTTTTGCGAATTGTTCAGCTGTGTATTTTAGTGGTGGCATGTTATTTTTTAATTTGATTATCTATTAGTATTTTACATTTTTTTCCTAAAGTGTTCCTGAACGGCTTTGTTTGTCTCCCGAATATCAACGCATTCTCTTCGTCTATTAGAGTGTATTTATTTGTTTTTGGGTCATAACTTTGTGCGAATTTATGTCTCATTTTTTAAAATTATATTTTTTCTGCCGTTTTCTATTTTTATTTCTGCTTTTGGCAAATCTAAGCAAAACGACTTATATGTACTATAGCCTACATTTTTAATAAAATCTTTAAAATTATCTGCCTGCTCCGTAGTTATATCTACATTCATAATTCAATTATATAGCATTTTTGTAAAAAAATCAAACATTTTATTAAAAATATGTTATTAATATATATGTATTAATAACATATTTTCAACTTATGTATAGTGTAAATATAACATTTAAAAAGAAAATGCTTGATTTTTTAAATTATTAAGTGTAATGTTTGTTTGTCGATGAGGGAAAGCGAAAATAATACTTCGGATTTACCACTCAAAGACAAACTTTTTAAAACACTTTTACCCCCATAAAATGAAAACACTAA